ACGCTGCATATGGGTGTTCATCAAATGGCACTGTCATAATTTTCTTATTATTAGTTGACCATTTAAATACCGTGTTGTCGTCTGTCAGTTTAACGATCCCAGCTTCTACGCATCGATTAGCTAAGTTGCGAAGTTTAATATCTTCGTCATTAGCAATATCTATGAATAGCTTAGGTTCGTTTCTAGCAAATAAATAACAATCACGCTTAATTTCTTTTGAAGACATGCTGGTTATTTCTGAACCAACCTCAGTTCTAAGTATAGCTTCTAAGTGTTCAATATCTAATTCTTGAACAAGTTTTAAAGCTTCAAGCTCCATTTCAATAATATCAATATCATCAATAGCTTCTTGAGTAGAGTCTAGTTCTTCAAATACTTTATTTGCATCAGGATGATACACTGAAAGCAACTGTTGTAATAAGGGGAATCTACGACTTGCGTGTAAAACCCCGTCTTCAAATATAATATGCTCTAATCGTGCATGTCCATCTTGTTCGTCAACAAACAAAGATTTTTGATTTGTAGCATATCTAATTTCTTTATTAATACCTGTTTTTTCGTCAAAATAAATTAAGCCTGAGCTTTTAACCTTATAAGTTAAAGGGGTTTTATTATTTTTAAGAATATAGGTTCTGTCTTTAATTTCCCAATTTTTCATAATATAATTTAATAAGATAAAATAACCCCCACCGAAGCAGGGGCTATATTAATTGATTACTTTAATAATACAAAGTTATTAGCTCCTTGCGTAATTAAACATCTTTCAGATAAGAAATTAACTCGCATTTCATCAACATCAGAAGTGTAAGCACCTCCAACAGATCCTGTAATCCAAGTTTTCATTTTTCTATCATCTGTTTCAGACGAACGGTAACGTACGTGTAAGAATGGACGCTTGATGTTTTTACCAAGATCTTGATCGTACACAGTAGATGTACCAGCAGGAATAATAGCTCCTTCGATATCTGCAAAACCACCTCGTGTTGCAAAGTCGTTTAAGTATTTCCAGTCAGTTTTATAGAAGTCATAAGATCCTCTACGGAAGCCGCTAAACCCTAAGTTTAAAGCCATATCTTCAGAATTGTTAAATACTCCGTAAGAAGTACCCCCAGTTCCATAAGAATTTTTAGCTGCTAAAGAATCATCAATAGCTAGAGATAAAGCTCTATTGCTATAAATCATATTCTCTTCAATAGCTCCATTCTTATCTAGTTGCTTTAATATAGTGTCAAATCCTGTTAAAGGATTACCTGAAGCTGATAAATCTGCTGTTAGTCCATCATACACATTACCTCTAGCCTCTAGAGCTGCGAAGAAACCTTCAGATCCAGAATAACCAGCACCTAATGTTGAAGCAGAAGCTTTTTTAACGGATTCTACCATAGACATTTCTAAGTAATCTTCAAATCTTAAACGAGTTTCGTGCTCAGATTTTAAATACCATAAATATCCAGAAGCTCCGTTTTCAGAAGTAACTTCAATCCATCCAATCTGAGCAGTGTCAGATCCGTTGATTTGATAGTTATCTTTTAGGATAATAGGCTTATTTGTATATGAGCTGTAGTCAGCATCTAATGATCCTTCCATTCCAGCAGAACCTTTTGCAAATTCCGATCCGTATACAACTAAAGTTGCGTGATCTGCAGATGCTACAGTTCCCCAGTTAGCAGCGCTATAACAAATAGCGGTAAAAGAGTTATCTGTGTCTACAGCTGTAACCACACCTTTTATAACATCACCCACAGCAACTGCTGGAGTAGCATTACTTAATCCTTGTGCCATGATTGTTTGTCCTACACGAACAGCTGCTTTTGTTTGACCAGCTGGTAAGGTAACAACAAAATCATTTCCAGTTACAGCTACGTTGTCGTAACGCGTGTGTAAACGCCCTTGCTCTACCCAACGAATTTCGTCAGATGTAGATGGCATTTCAGCTGATACCATACGTAAGAAAGAAGAAATAGAACGATTTCCATAAATTTCAGCTTCTTTTTCGTATACATCAGGTAAAAATTGCTTTGTAAAATCAAAGTCTGTAATGTAATTGTTTTGAAATAAAACCCCTTTAGTTTGTGAGGGTTGTAAGTTTTCAATGCCTGTTAGTGCCATTGTAATAAATTTTTAAGTTATTGTTTTAGTTTCATTCTCAACTTAGAACTTGAATCTCCTGTAACAACTTTAAACTTTTGTCCGGTATTAGTTTTAATAACGCCTTCTTTTCTAGGGTCCATATTAATATTTTTAGCCTCCTTAGCGGATGTGCGAAGAGCATCGGCACGGCCTTGCTCATAAAAATGTTCTGCCAACTTATCAGCATTACTTGCTGTAAATAAAGCTTTATGGTATCCTTTAGCGTCACTAAGTTGTCCATCATCGCCTATAAACTTTGATACAAAATTGTTAATGTCTGACTGTTGCTTTTTTGTGTCTGCAACATTGTTAACTTTATAACGGTATTTATTGTCTCCAACTTGGAAATCAAAACCTTTAAAGTTTTCACCAAACACATTATCTGTTTTTTGTAAAAAAGTTTGAGTTTGTTGTTTATTCAATTCAACGCTCTGTTGATATTCATTATAATACGTAAAAGCCTCTTGGTACTCCTGAGGAATATCTTGTTGCTTTCTCAACTTGAGATCAGCATAATATTTCTCTTTGTTTCCTTCTAAGAACTTTCTTGCATTAAATAATTCTTCTTTAAATGCTCTTTTCTTTGAGCGTATTTCTCTTGGGTCATCATCTTCATCAAACGAAAACTGGTCCTCCATGTATTCGTTTATATCTTGATTATCCCAAGGTTTTGCTTGTTTATAATATTCACGCAATACTTGGCCATCATCATAAGCTGAAATATCACGGTTTAAATTAACATAGTCTTCTAAGGTGCCGCCAGTTTCTTGCATAAACGTTAAAAGCTTATCAACGTTTTCTGGTAATTCAACTTGTGGTTGTTGAGGTTGTTCATTAACCTTAGCTGAGTTTTCATCAACTTTAGGTTTTTCTGCTTTTACTTCCTCAACTTCCTCTTCAGTGATGAGTTCGAGCGGCGAGTTTTCGTCTTTAGTTTCTTCGGCTTCGTCTTGCTCTTGTACTTCTTCGACCACTTCTTTGCTATCTCCGGTTTCATTTTCCACAGAAACCTCCTCTGTTTTTCGCTCTTGAACGGCATCTTTTGGTTTATTTATTTCGTCTAAATTAATTTTAGGCACGTCTTCTGTTTCTTGTCCCGCTGCTTCTGGTGCAATATCACCTTTTTCTACAGCTTTATCAAGTACAGCTTGCTCTTGTTCTTGTGCTGATTTAGTTTCTTCACTGTCAACAGCACCTTTAATTTTCCATTCACTCATAATTTAATAATATATAATAGTTAATAATTTTTATCGTGGTTCAAACCTACTTAGATCTATTCCCCCTAAAACATCATTACCACTTGATTCAAAACCTTTTTTAGGTTCTGGATTAGATGGCGGCTTTTGAAGTTCAATTTCTTTTTTTGAATCTAACTCCATCTGTTTTAGTTTCATGTTTAAATCAAACTCAAACTGCATTAACTCTTTCTTAGTTATTGCTTCATTTTCTAGTTTCTTAATATCTAAAGCGGATTGCACCTGCGCTAAGTTAGCTTTTGCTTCTGCTTTAATATTTTCTGCTTGAGCTTTAGCCATTTCAGCTGCTTGAGCTGCTTGAGCATTAGCTTCAGACTGTGCTGCAATATTTCTTTCTGCTTTTAGTTGATCTGTTGCTTCTTTCTTTGCTCTTCTATATTTTAATAATTGATTAGCTAATTTTGTATTTTTTACTAATCTTATATCAATAACATCTTCTAAATGTATTTGATCTCTTGATAAGGCTACTTGTATATTATTTTCAACAAGTTGTTTTTCCTCTTCATCTGGATCTAATTCTAAAAATAATCCAAACTCATGCATATATAACCTACTAATCTCTTTTAACGCGCCCACACTAAACCTACCAATACTACCTATCATAGCATCTCTTTGTGGGTGAAACTCTAAAACATCTTTTATTCTTATTGAAATAGCTTCTGCTAGTTGAGTAGTTATATATAAAGAACTATGTAGTATGTGCCTTGTTGCTGTATTAGAATTAGCTGCTGCTAATTTTTGAACACCCACTAACGCATATGGATCTGGATCGCTTCCGTCACGAGCTTCATTAAGCCCTGTAACATCACGCATCATTTGTAAATAATAATTATATGCTTGTATTAACAATTGCGTTTGTTGACCACCACCACCAGGCAGTTCTTGAATAGGAACTTTTCCGGGGTTCATATCACCATCAACAGTCATAGATCTACCTATAACAGAACCTGTTTGGAAATACATATTAAGCGCTTCCTGCGGATTATAGTTGGTACCATTACCTAAATCAATTTCAGCTAAACCATCAGCATCTAAATAAACACCAGACGGTGTCATTCTTTGAATTGTTTGTTGTAACTTTAAATGTGTAAGCTGTATTAAATCAGCATAGGTTACCATTCTGCTAACTAAGCTTTCTATTCTACCTTTATACAACCTAGGGGCACTTACAGAATAGTTCATCATAACTTTATTAAAGTTAGAATCTGGACGAACCATATTAGATGCTTTTTCCCATTTTAATAATTTGTCAGCACCAAGAACCATAACTCCTTCGTAAATCACTTCCCGAGATTGAGCAACTTTTTCAAATCTAGCTCTTTGATCTTTTGGAGGATCAAATGTGTCATCTTTTTTAATAGCTTTTTTAGCTCCAGTAGATGTTTCTTTTATTTTATAAACACTTTTTTCCCAAGTTTTCCAATTAAAATATAGTACAGTTAATGTGTTAGAATCTGAACTATCAGCACTATCATTAGTAGTGTAATCATAATTATTATAATTACTTGACTTTTTTACTGCGTCTTCAAATTCTTCTTCAGATAATCCTGGAAATTCTTTTTTAAGTTCATTACTTTTAATTTGCTTAATTTCTCCAAAATAATAAACATCTTCAAAATTAGGGTCATCTGTATAAGAATAAACTAAATTAGCTGGATCAACGTAATCTAATTTTATACCGTCTGTATTATTAAAAGAATGTTTAGCCGCTGCTATTCCTAAAACAGTTTGATCGTAGTCTAATCTCTTTTTAAGCTCGGGATAATCGTTATGTTTAAAAACGTTGTCAATAGCTTGCTCATGAGCAATTTCTATAGACTGCTTATATCCTATTTGCATATGGAGTTCTAACTCCTCTGTATTGCTAGGTAAATCGCTTTTCTTAAAATTTCTAACATTAACACCAAGCTTTTCATCTATTTGATCAATCAACTCTTGGGTATTCATGTCTTCAAGCATTGCTTCAACAAAACTCGTTCTTTCTTTAGTAGAAGTAGGGTCTTGCGCAAAAGCTTTTATTTTAAATAATCTATCTTGCATTCCATTAACAACTATATCTACAAACTTAGGTATAATTGGAACTGGTTTCCAATCTAAATTAAGATATGATAAATCCCCATTAATTGAAAATTCATCTTTGTATTTTTGAGTTGACTGTTCACCTCTAGCATACAATCTTAATCTGTGAAAATCACGTTGATTCTGAGTGAACCTACCCGATCCAGAGTTTTTTCTAAACCATTCGTTTTGGATACCTCGCGCCACTTCCAATCCATATGATTTGCTATTTTTTGTAGCATCGTTAACCGATTGGCTGGGAAATTGGGTAACTTGTCCTGTAGCTTCTGCCATTTTCTATTGTATTATTTTACTATTTGATCCTGCGTTATTATATTTTGAAAACCCA